ATCCTGCCGCAGATGCTTTGTCAAAATCACCTCTGTTTACTTCTGCTACAGGAACATTTTTTTGTCCATAACTCTGTTCTACACTGTTGAGAGTGAAATCACCTAACACCGGTGCATCAGGATAAGATTTATCAGAACTTGCAAGGCCTGGTGTCATCTGATTTACAAAAGGTTCCTGTATACAACCAATCCAGTATGCGTTTGTAATTTTTCCTTCTGCAAAAATAACTAAAACTTTGGTATCTATGTCAGGTGGAACCATCCACATACCATAAGAATGTTGACTGTTTATATAAT